ATGGTTGTATATAACAATACACTAAGTGGAACAGGTGCAGATGCAGGTTTAGATGGTTCTGTAAGCACACAGGTTAAGAACTTTACAAAGTTTGTTGAAGATGGTGGTTCAGCTACAGATATGAGTGGAGAAGATGCTTTAGTGCAAACTGTAGCAACAGCTATCTGGTCATAATTTATGGAATCAGCAGTTGCTTTAATAACCGAGTTAGGTTTTCCAATAGCTGCAGCACTTGGTCTTGGACTTTTTGTGTGGAAGCTAATAAACAGAATTATTGATGGTATGGAGACAAAACTTGATACTGTTGATGAAAAATTAAATGCACAAATAACAGCTATGGAAGAAAGATTAGACACTAAATTAGACTCACAACATGGAATTTTAGTAGCGTTAATAGATAGAATTAGAAGTCTTGACAATGAAATAATTAGACAAGACACACTAATTAAGACTATTCTAGGAGTTCCACAATTAATTGATAGTAATAAAATTGCTAAGGCGGATAGAGATGATCAAAGAAAAGATTAAAAAAAGAGGAAGGCCTAGTAAGGCAGATATTAAGAAAAAAGAGAGATCAGAAAATATAAAAAGTTTTATATGGATTTTTAGTATTTTTCTTTTTGTTTTGATATTAGCAATTTTTGCTCTCAAAACAGAAGCTGATCAATTAACATTTAAATTTGGAAATCCTAGCTTCTCAAAAATTGGTCAATCAGCACATTATCTTACTATTGAGAATCAAGAGCACATGAGAAAATTGACTATAAAGGAAGAATTGAAATTATTACAAGAGCAAATAGAAAGAGATAAAGAGAATACCACTTTAGCTAGATTCCTTAGATCATTATCTTCAAGAATTTATGCACAAATAGCCAGACAAATTGTTGAAAATATGTTTGGCGAAACTCAATCTACTTCAGGATCTTTTGATCTTGAAGGAAATAGTATTTCATATTCTATAGAAGATGGGATGATAACTTTAACTATAATACAAGAAGATGGAACGGAAACGATTATTCAGCTGCCTATTGGCGATTTTTCTTTTTAGTGGATGTGCAGTCTTTGAAATAGTCAAAGATACTAGGCCAGAAAGATTTCAAAGCAAAGGTCTTAATAAATATTCTATATTTGATTTACAATCCAAAGAACTCGCTCTTGTTCAGGCTCCATCAATTAAACCTGTAGTTGCTGTATATCCAACAGCATTTCTTGATCAAACTGGGCAACGCAAATCAAATGGTGAATATGCTTTATTTTCTTCTGCTATAACACAGGCTCCTTATGTCATTTTGATACGATCGTTAAAACATGCAGCAGGTGGTGATTTCTTTCGTGTCGTTGAAAGAGTTGGATTAGATAATCTAACAAAAGAACGCATGATCATAAGACAAGGTAGAGAGGATTTAGATGAAAGTCAAAAACTTGGAGTTTTACTTTATGCTGGAGTCTTGCTTGAAGGAGCAGTAGTATCGTATGATACTAATATAAATACAGGTGGTATTGGATCTAGGATGCTCGGTATTGGCAGTAGTATGCAATACAGAGAAGATACAGTTAGCGTAAGTCTACGCATGGTTAGTGTAGTAACTGGAGAAATTCTCATAGAAGTTATGTCGCAAAAGACTATTTATAGTTATGCACAATCCCAAGATTTATTTCGTTTTTATGAAATGGGAACAGAACTTATAGAGGTTGAAATGGGTACTACAGAAAATGAAAGCATCACTTTAGCTTTGATGAAAGCTATTGAGGGTGCAGTTTTAGAATTAATTTTAATTGGATATGAAAGAGGTTATTGGAAATATGAACAAACAATTAATTAGTTTTTGTCTTATTTTAGCTTTTCCTGTTCTTACAGATGAAAATGCTATATATGTACAACAATCAGGCGATAATGCAAATATTGACTTAGAACAAGTCTCAGGAACAAGTAATATAATCGGTGGATCTGAAAGTGAAGCTGGTGATTTAACAGCTTTAATTTTATCTGGTTCATCTATGACATTAGATATCAATCAAATTGGAGCAAGTAATATTTTCAGATCAGATTCTATAACTGGAGATAATTTTACTGGTTTTTTTGAATTTGATGGAAATAGTAATCAATTTGATATAACTATGAATAGTACAGGATTAATATCTGCTGATTTTATCAATGCTAATGTTGATGTAACTGGAGATAGTAATGTATTTGATTTAGCACTTGCTGAAAACGCTGATACATCATATTTAGATTTAGATTGGATAATTACAGGCGGAAGTAATCAATTTGATTTTGATATTGACTATTCAAATGCTATTAATTTTGTAGATGTGAATGGAAGTTCTAACCAAATAAATTTTTCTGGCTCAGGATATGGTGGAACTACTTCTGCTGATAGTGGATATTTTTATTTAGATTTAGATGGGAGTTCAAATGAAATCAATATTACACAAGAATCTATATTGGCAAGGGATTATCTCAAACTCACAACTAATTCTTCTAATAGTAATATTTGTATTTCACAATCAGATTCAGGTACAAGCACAAGCTGTTGATTCTATTGGAGATATAGCTGAACTGAGGGGAACAGCTCAGGTTTTAAGAGATAAGAATTATAATGCTTCCCTAAATTTTGCAATTCGGCAGAACGATAAAGCTATCACTAAAGATGGTCGGATGGCTATTGAATTCTTAGATGAATCAAAAGTAACACTTACAGAATTCTCAGAATTAGTAATAACAGAATATATATACGATCCAGATCCTAGTAAATCCAAAATGGCTCTTAACTTTGCTTTAGGAACAACTAGATTTTTATCAGGTAATCCTGAGAGAATGTCCAGACAAAATCTAACATTAAAAACACCCTCAGCTACAGTAGCGGTTCGTGGAACATCATTATCATGTACAGTTGATGAATTAGGCAGAACATTAGTAGTAAATTTACCTTATGGGCCTAATGAGCTTCAAATAGGTGAAATAGAAGTAATTACGGCTGCAGGCTCGGTGATATTAGATAAACCATTTCAAGCAACAACAGTAGATGTAATTGAAAGCCAACCTACTACACCAAAAATACTTGATTTAACACTCTCACAAATTTCTAATATGTTGATAATTAATCCACCTAAAGAGATAGAGGAAAATAATGAAGAAATAGTTGTTAAAGAAGATAATATATTAGATTTTGATGGATTAGATATTGACTATTTAGAAGATGATTTTTTGGATAGTGAGGAAGAATTAGAATTTACTGAATTAGATATAAACTGGCTAGATATTAACTATCTTGAAAATGTTTTAGATTCTTTACTAGAATTAGAAGAGTTAGAAGAAGAAGATATCCTGAATCAAAATACAGGAACAGTTACTATCGCTGGAACAAAGCTTGGACAAGACTTAGATACACAAATAACAACTTTTATAGATGGAGAAACACTTACTGTTTTAAGGAATGTTAAAAATTCTGCACGATTAGATTTAGATACTGATGAAAGCTATACTTTAATAATAATTCAAGATGGTATTTCTCAAACAATAAAAGTTAATGGCGGATCTTCTTCAATTATAAGAATAAAGCAAGATTAGGTGTTACTGGAGGATTCATGAATTAAGAACTATATTTATAGTAACACCTAACCTCTCACATAATTTACACGGAGACTATGTGATAATCAAAATTAGTATAAATGAAGAAATATATTTTAGCAATTTTACCGATATTAATAATTCCGATTATTTTTGAAATTTCATTAATTGAAATTATAAAACTAAGAACTTTTGATACATTCGTAAAAAAACAAAATGAATCTGGTTTTTTTGTAATTTTAAATATTGATGAAGAAGATATTCAAAGAGAAGGGGGTTATCCATTAGCTAGAAAAACATTATCAGATATACATAGAAAATTGATAGCTAAAGGTGCCTTGGGTGTTGGTTGGGTATTAACTTTTCCACAAAATTCAATTCATCTTGCCGATATAAATGATGGTGATAAAGATTTTGCTGATGCTCTTTGTTATGGTGGAAGTGTTTTAGCTATGTTTGAAGATAATAGTGCAAACTATCCAAAAACTTCAGGTACTATCATTCTTGGTGAAGATAAAGGGGGAATAAATTCTACTGGAGTTATAGAGAATATAAAAATTTTAAAAGATTGTGCTAATCAAGGAATCGCAGTAGCTCCGACAGAAATAGATAATTTAGTAAGAAGGATTCCATTACTTCTTAGAACTCCTGATGGTTTTGTTTCTAGTTATGGAGCAGAAGTATTGAAAGTCCTTTCAGGAAATAATTCTTATATTATTAAAACTAATGATAATGGTATAGAAGAAATAACTGTTCAAGGCTTACCACCAGTAAAAACTGATACATTAGGAAGAAAATGGATTTCTTGGGTTGATACCAAACAAACCACTTTGGAAGAAATGGATGTTGAAGGGAGATATGTTTTTGTTGGATTTACAGCAAAAGGTATTATGCCACAAATAGCCGTTCCTAATAATTTATTAGAACCCCATAAAATTCAAGCGGCTTTAGCAGAATCAATTTTAATAAAAGATTCGCCTTTCATTCCAGATTACGCTAAAGGTTTAGAAACAATTATATTTATAGTCTCAGTCCTCCTATGTTGGTTTGTATTGCATTTGTTTGGTATAACCTATGGAATCGTATTAAGTACAGTTTCAATGCTTTCTGTAGGATTTTTAGGTTTTACATTAATACAACGAGGTATCTTGATTGATGTAACTTGGACACTAATCTCACAATTTATAACTGGATCTACGGCTTTTTATTTAAGATTTAGGGAACAATATAAATTGAGAAAAAAAATTAAGGGACAATTCGGTAAATATCTAGATAGTAGAATGGTACAAAAACTTATTGATAATCCTGAATTATGCCAAGTACATGGAAAGAAAACTGATTGTTCAATTATTTTCACCGATTTAAGAAATTTTACGAGTTTATCCGAATCTGTAGATGCTGAAATTGTTAGCTACATAATGAATAATGTTTTAGATGTTCAAGTAGATGCTGTAAATAAATATTTCGGTGTCACTGATAAATTTATAGGTGATGCAGGGATGTTCCATTGGAATACAATAATCCCACAACAAAATCATCATAATTTAGCTTTGAAAGCAGCAAAACAAATAGAAAAAAATATTCAAACACTCAATAAAAAATTTTTAGAAGAAAATCTTCCTTTAGTTAAAATAGGCATTGGAATCAATTCTGGTATTTGTAATGCTGGAAATTTTGGGGCAAAAGATAGGTTTGCTTTTAGTTTGATAGGAGATCCTTGTAATATAGCAGCACGCTTAGAATCTAGTACGAAGAAATTAGGTGTTCAGACTTTAATAGGTGAGGAGACTGCCAAATATTCAAAATTTAAGTTAAAATTACTTGAACCTTTACAAGTAAAGGGAAAAAAGAAAAAGTTAAAAGTATATACATGGGCTTAGGATATAAAATAAGTATTGCTTTAGGAGCAATTTTAATAACAACAATTTCTGTTTCAGCTTGGTATATTGATAGATTACAAGATAATATTTCAACATTGAAAGCAAATTCAGTTATTCTTGAAACTCAAATTAAAGAACAAAATGAAGCGATCCAAAAACATCTCAAAAATGCTGAAAAATTACAACAAGCAAATAATAAACTTTCTTCGCAAAACGCAGAAACGCAAAGAGAAGTTACAAAATTAAGACAAACTTTCGCAAAACATGATCTTGATAGATTAGCAATAGCAAAACCGCAATTAATTGAAAATACAATTAATAGAGCTGTTGTCAAACTTAAAGAAGATTTAATAGAAATAACAAATCCTCAGCAATTTGATAAAGAATTTATAGATGAAAATTAATCTTTTTATAATTTTTTTGCTGATAATTACTACAACTAGTTGTAGTATGATCCCAACACAAACAAAGCCAGTAGAAGTTGTAACAATTCCAAAACCAATTCCACTATATCATCCACCACTTCCCATAGAATTACAATTAGTTGATGTTGATTGGAGTGTTATAACGCCAGAAATAATGAAGATATATTTAGCAGAATTAGAAAACGGTGATGCTCCAGCAACGGCATATTATTCATTGACAAGTAAAGAATATGAAAATTTATCAATGAATATGGCTGAACTAAAAAGATATATCCAAGATTCTTTACATATCATTGAATTTTATAGAGATTATGATGCAGAAGTGCAAGATGATGAATAATTTGCTAAACTTAATTTTTTTCAAAATAGGGGGTAACTTATGTTTGGAATGATAGGCGAGTGGCTAGGAATAGTCACTGGTGTTGTATGTGCAGCTTCAATAGTTTGTGCTTTAACACCAACACCAAAAGATGATCAAATGATCAGCAAACTATATAAAATTGTTGAACTATTAGCAATTAATATAGCCT